AGATACTTCTTCGCATAAATCTTGATAGATTTTAGCGTTGCCGAAGTACATGACGGTGTAAATTTGCTTTTCCATTTTGTTAAAATTTAGTGATAATAAAAATGTTTTTTTGTTTCTTTTGTAAAAATATGTATAAATAATTATATAAAAAAATATTTATGTATTTATTTAAAAAAAAATCCCATACCGAAAGATATGGGATTAAAAACAACACTTTTAACAACTAATTACTTATTAAACTTACTAATGGAAATTTCTTTATCCGGTACCTCAATTCTTAGCTTCTTAAAATTTTCTATCGCTTCTTCAACTGTCGGAGCGTTGGTGATTATTCTGCCTGACTTCCATTTTATTTCCCAATACATCAGTACCATTTTTTTAAAGTGTCAATAATAAAGTAAATGGCATAAGCAAGAGTTAACAACCCTCCAGCGGCTACAATGATGAGAGCCAAATCCTTTATCAATTTTTGTTTTTCATTTTCTGTTAGCATGATTCTTTTTTTTCTTTTTGTTTTTTACGATATTCGGCTTGATAAGCCTTAATTTTTTCAATGTTTTTGTAATAATACGCCTTGTATTTGTCGTAATTTTTATTCTTACACTTCGTTTTATTCTCCTCGTATCTCCTTTTTTTGTTTTCTAAATTTTTAAGCCTTATTTTTTCCCTTTGATAATCATTCATGTTTTGGTAGTATTTTTTCATATACTCCGATTTCCGAGCTTTTTTTTCCTCGTCGGTCATGGCTATTTGTTTAAATAGTTTTTTGAGGCAACTGGATCACTTCCCTGATTTTTATACTTTGCATCGGCTTTTGATGCGTAATCGGTGTAAGGCATTTCGCTAATGTCATGATAGCAGATTTGCGCTATCTTCATGCCTGGGTAAATCTTAACAGGCTGGATACACGCAAGTTCTAAAGTCCAATGCCCTTTGAAATTCACATCTCCAAAACCTGCAGTTATGTGAACAAATAAACCTAATCTTCCTAATGATGATTTGCCCTGAATGATTGGAACGTGGCGAAGTGTCTCCGTATATTCAACGGTTGATGCAAGATAAAGAATGCCAGGTTGTAAAATCATACCTTCATCGGGAATAATAATTTCTGCATAATCGTTTTTATTCCTTGTATCCAATACCTGGTCGGTGTAGAGCAATAAAGTTTTTGATAGCGTTAAGTCAACACTATTTGTCCCAATGTTTGCCTCGATTAATGGCTCGATAACAATGTTGCCAGCCGCTAATTCGTCAAAGATGGTTTTGTCTGTAAGTATCATTTGTCTTCTTTTTTGTAAGTTTCGTTGTAATATTGTTCAGGCTCATGTTTCAAAGCCCATCCATGGTATAAATTCCCTTCTTTAAAAGCCTCCGTTATCTGCTCTTTTTCCATTTCTTTAGCATTATAAAAAAGGTTGTGTTTAATTGTTATAAATTCTCTTTTTGAAATTTCTTTTGCTTCATACCTTTCAATTAAAGAATTAATTTCTTTTTCATACAAATCTAATGACGTTGGTTTGCTCACTTCTTTAAATCATTTAATTCTGGATGCGTAAAATAAAACTCTGTCAGCATTGCAGCATTTGCCATTAAGTGTGCGGAGTGCAGTAGTCCACTTTCTTCGTCTATCATTTCACCAAGTCGCATGGCTTCAAGGTGTCGCATAGCGGAGGCAATGACAACAGAGAAGGGAAAGCCTTTCTCCCAGTTACCGGGAGGATATTTTTTTAATCCTTCAGTCCAAACCTTCGCATATTCCCTTTGTGCTATCGCTGGGCAAAGGTCGTATCGAAGTTTATTTTCATTTGTCCTAAATGCCTTGTTTTCGTCATAGTCTGGATTCCTGCCAGAAGCTATCATTAATTCCCTAACCCTTTGTTCATTTGTTTTTCTTTCTAATTTTTCAACTTCATTCATAAATAGCATCTTGTTGACGTCAACGATATGGTTTAAAATTACACCGTTCCAGCCTACTTTATGAACATACGGTGTCAGATGCTTCCTCATAACCTTCGGACTGGTAAGTTGCAAGGGCAGGATTCGAACCTGCATTTAATACACTAACAGACTCCGCCAACTGTTTAGGTAAGGATTAATTACCTCTTGTTCTATTTTTAAGAACCGTGCATCCTTAAATCTATTTGGTCTTAGTGCGTCTACCAATTCCGCCACCTTGCTATTTGCCTGTCTATTTCCAGGCTGTCAATTCATCCTCTGACGCGAATAGGTGGAAAGAAATGTCTAATCAAAGGGAAAATAACAATCACCTAAACCCGAGGTCTGCAAATATCTTATGTAGTCATGTGTCCTACTAATATTCTTTCCTGCCGAAAGCTACTAAGCAAAGTTCTATAATTATCCGAAGTTACTAATAATAACTTTTGAACGGCCCGACATTGTTCGAATATCGCCGTAGCTTTTGGATATTTTCCTTTCACATAAAAATCGGTTAATGTGGAGGAGTGTTTAACTCTTTTGTACTCCTCCTCTGGCATATCACGAATGCAAGTCATCATTAGATAAGAATAAATACTTTCGTTCATGCCAGATATAACCGTATATCGAGAGTAATAAGCAGATAATTGTCTTAAATATTCGTCACAAGAATCAAGATCTTCAGCACTAGGCGCGACCGAAATCCAAGTATTCACCTCTTCACAAAAAGCCTTAATCTCTAACATCTTGCTATTATACTCTTTCATGATCGTTTTTTAAAATGGAAATCTTTCGTTGCTTATTATTCCATTAGTATATTTAACACCTTCTTCGTATCCTTTTTCAAAAGCTACTTTTAAAGATTGTTCATGCTGCTTTTCTAATTCTATCAAATCTTGCTCAAGTTGATTAATTTTTTTTACAAGATACTCGATAGACGTTTGTTTTTCTTCTTGCTCTGTCATTTTAATTTATTTTAAAAATCAAAAAATCCTTCACTATCTCCCCAAAACTCGGGGCCCATATCCATCCCCTCCATGTTTACCCTGTGGGCGGCTGCTATTAATCTATGCCATTGCCATCGGGCTTTTTCTCTTGCGTCACGGGAAATTTTAAAAGGAGTAACATAACCTTCATTATCAACTGCAATAATAAAGTAGTCAACCGGTATATTTTCAATGTCGTATTTGTGGCAATAAATGGTTGCCTGTAAATCGTACTGGTTGTGTCTGATTTGACTCCTTACAAGTTGTTCACCGGATCGCGCTCCCATTCTTTTTAAATCCCAAATAACGTGCTTACCATTTCTGTCTAATCCTTCAGCATCTTTGATTCCTTTGTGCTTAAATCCTTTATAAAAGAAATCAGTTGTTACTTGAAATTTAAAGTTATTCGGATGAAGTAAGCCCTGAAACACAACTGTACTGTTATTTCGTACGCATTCAGCTATATACTCGCTATCGTTGTATTGATCCTGTGTAATTACAATTCTTTTGCCTATTCTTGATTGTATTTCTTCCCAAACGGTTATTTGTTCCAGTGTGTCGGCCGATGGTTTTTTAGCGTTAATTTGTGCTATGGTAGGCTTCTTTACACCTTCAGGCATGATAAAAAACCTATCATGAAATGTTTCTTTCTCAAATAAAAGGCAATCTAATAAAGTACCTTCATCCATTGCTTTAGTGGATGTTCTTGTTTGCTCAATGTATCTTTTTAAGCATAAAGGGGAATGAGATAAAGCCTTTAATCTCGAAAAACTAAGATGGGTTATTTCATTCATTTGGCTTGTTTTTAATAGCATTAGCCATTTCAGTAAATAGGGCAGCGTGTTTTTTGTGCAAAGGATTTGAGGCGTATAAATTAATTAATTCATCTCTATTTTTGCAGGATAGTATTTTTGCATTTAAATCCTCTACATTAATTTCAACTGCAGGATTAACTTCAGCAGCCTGTATAGTAGCATCCTCAAAAGCGGCTTTTTCTTCCTCAATATGTAGTCCTGAAAGTTCATCACTAAAAGCAATCTTTAAAGCCTTCGCCCTGGCGCACTTTGCTATCATGTTAAATGGCATGGTAGCAGCTTTTGAATAGCTATCTTTTCCAGAAGATACAGCAGGGTAATACTCCGCAAATAAAACAGTTGCAGTAAACGGGCAGCGGATCCCTCCAACGATAGCCCATACAGTTACTGTACACGAAATAGGCATTTCTTTTGCGGCTTTTAGTTGGCTAGATGTTTGAAAAGTGCCATCTGACATTCTGTTATATTGCTCTTCGTCTATACCGGCAAATCTTCCAGTGCGTGCGGCTTTTTGTTGTAAACCATCAATACCTACAATGGTATGGTATTTCATGCCGTCGCGGCTGTTATACGCCACTAAATAAATCTCCTTTTTAAATGGAGATAAACCATGTTGACGGCAACTTTCAGCAAAGACCTCAACCTGTGCGGCTGGTGTTCCAGCAGGAATTACGCCTGCTTGTGCTAAAGTTTCAATTTGTGCGGGAGTTATCCCAATTTTCGCTACTTCCATTTTATTCAGCTTCTAATTTATCTCTAAGTTTAATAAAAGTTAATCTTTCGCTCACATATTCAAAATCAATAGCTTCAACCATTAGGCTATTAAACAAAGATTTGTATTGAGGCAAGACATTTTCAAAATTAAAAATATCGTCTATTGCTTTCTCTACACCTTCGACGCTGGTGTCTTTTATGTGATAAACATCATTAAGGTAATTTACCACCATTACGTTTATATCGTTCATAATTTTGTAAGTGATTCGTTAAACTCTTTATTCATTTTTATGGCATCTTCTAAAATACCTTTGTAATATCTATGATTAAAATTACTGTAATCTGTATCTCCAATAACAGGAATTTCATTTATTATATTCATCATATATTCAAGTCTATGTAATCCATCGCGTGTATGCGTGTGTGTTACCATAGCGTAAATAGCTATGTGGTAAAAGGCTTCTGATATTGCTTTTTGTCTTTCTTCTTGTGTCATGATTTTGGTTTTTAAAATAATGTAGTTTGAGATTTTAACGATACAACAGATTTTAAATTAGCTTTAGCTAAATCATAGTAGCTTTCTTTTAATTCAAAACCTATGCCTTTTCTATTCATTTTTACAGCCTGATACACTTCACTACCAATACCCATGAATGGAGTAAAAACAGTATCGCCTTTATTTGAATATAGATGAATTAATCTTTCAATGGTATCTAATTGTAGCGGACAAATATGCTTTTCATCATTTTCTTCTCTACCATTTCTGTATCCTTGCAATGTATTTCCATAATTAATATCCATCCATACAGGCGAAGCGTATTTTTGCCACAAATCAACGCTTAATTCAGTATTTTTTACAGGATTACTTCTTTCTCCATCTTTCCTAAAAATCATAACATAATCAGGAATACCTACTCTGGACATCGTGGAATCTTTTTTTACCTGTTTATGCAATAATCCTAATGCTTTAGTCCTTTGCATTTCTACTACTGGATCCTTCCAAATAGTAATTCTACTCGCATAAATAAATCCAGCTTCTTCAAATGCTTTTAAAATCATTCCTGAAAAGTCTCTTAATCCAATATAGCCTTCTTTACCTTTTTGAATAGGTAAATCCATACAATGAACACAAACATTCCTTCCTTGCATCATTACCCTATGAAGTTCTTTTATTAAAAAACTAAACTGAGTTAAAAATTCATTGTAATCTTTTGAATTACCCATATCCTCAATGTGATTTGAGTAAGTATATAATTCTGCAAAAGGTGGGCTAAAAACAGATAATCCTATACTTTCATCCGGTAAATCTTGTATTAACTGAACTGAATCGCCTCTTTTGATATTATACCATTCGTTATTTTCATGAGAAATATCAAATACTTTTGAACTCATTATACTTCCAGATAAATTTAAATTTACCGCTTTTGCCATTTCTTCCTGCATTAGTAAAAATTGTTTTTGTTTGTAATCAATCGCTTGCTTAACATTACTCATAGTATCTGTTGTAATCAAATAAATGTTAACTTCATTTTTTTGACCAAATCTATAAGACCTTCTAATTGCTTGATACAATCCCTCAAAAGAAAAATCTAAACTTGCAAATATTTGATTATTACAATTTTGATAATTCATTCCAAAACTTGCTATTTTAGTTTTAGTAATTAATATCCTAAATTCGTTGTTTGCAAATCCAAGTAATTTTTCTTTTTTCCATTCGTTAGTATCACTACCTTTTACTTCTATCGCCTCAGGAAGTAATTTTTTTAGTAATTCTCCTTCTTCATTTTGTTTAATCCAAATAATAAAATTTTCATTTGGTTTTGAGTTTATAATACCAACTACTTCATCTAATCTTTCTATTTTGGTTAACCTTAATTCGCTATTAAAATTTGTAGCTGAAATTATAGCATCATTAAATAATTGTCCATTTTGCCTTTTTGGAGTAATTATTTGATTTTCCAATAAGTTTAAGTGAGGTAAATTATATCCATTCATCTCGTATCCTATATCCATTGGCTTACTAAGCATAATCGACCATGTACCAACAAATTGATAGAATAATTTTGTAGCATGACCTTTAAGCCTCCATTTTGCCGTTTCGCCTCCATCGTGAATAAAATACATTGATAGCATTTCATTCCTGGTCATTACGTCTAAAAATTCAGAATGATTACCTAATTCCATCGGATCGTTTGGCGATGGTGTAGCGGTGCAAGCTAATTTATAAGGAGTAAATTTAAAATTTTCTAAAATATCCTTTTTTGTAGCACCTTCGTAATTTTTCAATATACTACTTTCATCAAGTACTATCCCAGAATATTGATTAACTAAAATATTATCTAATTGCTCGTAATTTACTACATCAATATTAGACATATCAATACCAAACTTTAATCCTTCTTGTATTGTCTGACCAACAACGGCCAAAGGAGCTAAAATTAATACTTTGCCATTAGTGTGTTTACATACTTGATTTGCCCATTCTAATTGCATTAATGTTTTGCCTAATCCGCAATCAGCAAAAATGGCATACTTGCCAGCTTTTAAGGCTCTTTTGACAATAAATTTCTGAAAGTCAAACATATTATTATTTAACATTGAATCATCAATATCAAATCCACTGCTAATATGTGTTTTTTGTTTTGTTTTTAAAAATTCAAGATAATTTGTCATTTTGGTTGTTTTTAGTGGTAAAAAATAGGGCAGCTGGGGGACTGCCCTGTGAAACAATTATTAAGCGTAAAATCAATTCCAAATAAGATAATGAGAACCATTATCAATGATATTAAAAATAGTATCATCACAATACAAGCCATGAAGATATTCCCTTGCGTCCTTATTGCGAAATTCGTTTTCTCCAATAACCGCATACTTTTTAGTAATGCGTAATAAATTTCTAATTTGTAGAGCTGTTTTCTTTGAAGTTGTCATGATAATGTGTTTTAGTGGTAATTAATCGTTATGTCCTGTTGACCTTTCAAAGATACAAATAAAAAATATCACTTGTATGTATTTTGTATAAAAAAAAATAAAAAAAAGTGAGACACAAAATATGCCTCACCCAAAAAACCAAATTATGACAAAAAACAAACGATTAATCTCTTAATAATACTTTGCGCCATACGGCTAATTTATACGCCAGTGCGCGGGCCCTAGGCATATTTCCATCTTCTATTTTTCTCATGTGGATCTTTCTTTCTATCAAATTATCCGAAGTAGGCTTTTCATTTCTTGCCATCTCCTGTGCTTCAGTCCACAACTCTTCTTTTTCTCCATAAAACCAATCTTTAATATATCCCCTTTTCACGCATTCATCATACCAAAAGATAGGTATTTCATCTAAAGTCTTATTAAAGTTCTTTAGCTTATTATCAAAATCTTTATCGTAATCTTCTGCTACTTTGCCTAATCGTTTAATCCTATCCTCTTCTTCTTTCTTTGCCTGAATATCGCTATCAATGGCATAGTATATTTTTTGCCTCCAAGTTATGTAGGAAGATAATATTTTCCCTATCGCATGAAGATCCACTTTGCCGTATAATTTATGCTCATTCAAATTTAACTCATCCTTAGCAAATTTCTCAAATGCCAGTTTTATCTCATCAACAGAAATCAATTTGTACGATGCTACAAAATCTATCAGCTCCATTAACTGGTCGGGTTTTACCTCAATCCCATATACCGGTAACAATTGATTTAAAACGTGGGTAATTTTCGGTATTGCTTCCTTAGTTCCTGTTTTAAATATCCTTAATTCTCGGTTCTGGATAACAAGTTGAACGTCTTGTATTTTCTCATCAACCCGATTTGCAATCATTGGTAAGTTGTTCATAATGGTTTGGTTTTTATAATTTATAAATTTCGCGTTCAACTTCTTGCCAGTAATCAGATAAATCAAAATCTTTATCTACTGATTTAATTTCTAAAATTTCAATTATTGCAAACAAAGCGCAATTCTTTGCTAACATAGAAACAATTATTTCCTGCCCTAATTCTCCACCAATATTTAAAATAAGGAAATAGTACAGGTCGAAAAGTTCTTTTGCTTTTTCTTTTGGTGTTTTGTTCATAATTTATTGGTTTTTTAAAATAAACTTAATTGTTTTGGCTCAATTATTTCTAATTCGGTAATTTGCCTCATATACTCTCCATGCTCCCACTTAAAAGATAGCCAACAAATACTCCAGTCGCTATTATTAAAAACAATGTGGTTAATAATACCTTTTCTGTTCATCGTTAGGTCTAATACCTTTTTGCCAATCAATGACTTGTAATATATTTCGTTGTTCATAATTATTGGTTTTCGTATTGTTTCATCTTTTCAGCAAGAAGTTCCGCGATCCGATCATTCTTTTTCTTTTCAATCATTTCTGGAGAACTGGTCTGATACCCTGTAAATATCTTTGAAAATTGCCCGTATAAAGTATTAGGAGTAAAATTTGCCCTTATCCATTTGTCGTTTAAATTCCAAGCGGCCCTAACAAATACTTTAAGGGCTTCAATTGTATTGCCATAAGTGTCAACTTTTTCAAGCCAACGTAAAAGATAAACCATACCCCCAGCTTCTTTCGGACTCATTATATAATTTCCCTTTTTATCTTTTGGATAATTTGCTCCTGATAATCTTTCGAAAGTTTCGCAGAAAACGGTAAATGCTTCGTAGGTTGGGTTCGGCTTGCGTTCTTTATTTTCTTTTGCGCAACTTTCTTTTGTTTCTTCTTTTTGTAATTCAGATATAAGTTGAAAAGGATTAACCTTACCGTTCTTTTTTTCCTTAATTTCAATTCCATTTATTTCGATGGGCGAAAATTCTTTTGAATTTTCAGAAAGAATATATGAAGTATTCTTTGTTGTATTCTCTGTAGTACTCTCTGTAATAGTTTCGTTAATTTCACTATTACAGTTTTGTTGATTTCGCTTTTTCAGTTTTGTTGATTTAACGGAACTGAAATTGTGAATTTCACTAATCAACTTTTCAGCATTTATAGAATAGTAAGTTTTTGCTGGAACTCCTTTAGCTTTAATTTCTATAAATGACATTGACTTTAATTTATTTTTTGCCGTTCTTAGTTCACTTTCAGAAAGACAAGTTTCTTCCATTATTTCAGCATCAGTTTTATAAAACATTCTGCCATTCATTGCTCCGTACCAATACATTAATTGGCTCAACAATAATCCAGCGTTCACACTTCCAGTTATCTTTATGTAGATAGGGTAAACCGCTATTGGACGTTGGTTTAATTGTATTAATAAGTTCTTCATAATTAGTCTATTTTATTAAGATTTGCAAATTCCCCATGGTATTTTAAAGCAGCTTCATTAAATGCTTTAGCGGCTTGTATTGGGTCGTTAAAAAATCCTATATGTACCTTTTTATTATTATAAGCTATTTGAGCAACCCATTTTTTATTATTACTATTCCAAGAAACTCCATTAAATCCAGACTTATTTAGTTTATTAATTTTTCTATTTTGATTATTTTGAGATATAGTACATATTCTTAAATTACTTTTTCTATTATCTAATTTATTTCTATTTACATGGTCAACAATTTCACCTTTTTTGGCTTGAATTACTACTCTATGTAATTGTATTAATTTATTTTCAGGCCTACTAGTTCTTATTGCATAATAATTAGTTTTAGATTTTAATAAATACCATTTCCATTGATTTAAATACTCAAAATCTTCATCGTCCACTATTGTAAATATTTGGTTTGTTAACTGAATTTCTTTAGCCATTTTTGTAAAATAAGAAATGCCCAACGGTGGAAGACGCTGGGCATAAGTGAAACAATGTAGGACTTGTTCCAAATTCTTTAGGCGACTTCCACACCATCTAAAGAACTCTACAAATATAACCTATTTCCTTACAAATTATTCATCCTCATTAAATATTCTCATTAACGGCAAATCATTAATTAATGAAAAGGCAATAATTTCTCCCTCTGGTGGCGCATACCGATAATCCTTAGTTTCATCACAATATCTAAATTGATAAATAGGCTCTGGAATATTATCTCTTTCAATATATAAACCTTTTGCATACTGTAAAACATCTTCATCATCGGCTTCATGTTTTATTAATAACATTAAATCCAGCATATCATGCCTTATCCATGCGTCTTCAGATTTTGACAAATTAACAGCTTGCGCAACTGTTGTAGTTTTTGCATCATACCAAGTAATCTCATGACGAAAAACTTTGTGTTTATCTACAATTTTAAGTTCTTCTCCATATTTGCCTTGATGAATTAGTATTTCATCATTCCAAAATTCGTTTTCGTTAATTTTCATATTATTTTGCTTTACTTTTAAACTCTGGATTCCCAGTCAAACTTTTTAATTTTATCCATACCAACAACTTTTCAGGCGTGGTGTAAATGAGTGTTTTGTCAAGTGAGGCTTTAAACAAGTCGTTCATATTTCGTTATAATTGTATAATTTGTAAATTTTAATTATAAGTGCTTTAATTTCATAATTTGGTAAAGACAACCATTCTAAAGGAATTTCAATAAATAATGTGTTATCCATAAAACAGTTGTCTCTAATTTCTAAATTATCCATTATAAAATTTAAAGAAATTGAAATATCTTCTATATCAATATCTTCATAATGTTCTGGCAACATTTCATGAAACATTTGACATATTTCATGTACTTTTTTTCTTAGTAAAATAAATTCCTCAATCATGATTATTTTTTTTGTCTAATAAATGTCTAAAAAAATGTCTAGTAATGTCTAATAAACCTCTCTTAATCTCTCTTAATGTCGCTTAAAATAATCTTTGCAATTTCATCATCTTTTTCGCTTAGCCAAATGGTAGGAAATTCGCATATAGGATTTTCCCAATTATCATCTTGATAAGCTACTATTATTTTCTCTTTGCTTACATACGACTTAGTTTTATTTGTATCAATGTTACCATACCTTTCAGGATAGCATTTTTTATGGAGTTCTAATATTTCTATTATCCGATTAATCCAGACTTTTGTATCGGTAGAAAAAACTACCCTTTTATTTTCCTCCATTACCTTACTTTTTACTTCTTCTTGAAATATAGTAATCTTCGCGCTTCTTTCGTTGTTCTGATATATCTCTGATTATTGTTTCATTATCCTCATCAAGCCATTCAATGTCAATGTAGCAGTAAATATTGTCTTTATAATGATTTATATCACTTACCGTTATTATGGTTTTATTATTGAAAACAAAAATAATATCCTCAATGCAAATGTCAGGATATAACTCTGGGTCGTGCTGATGAAATAGCATACATATATCAATGATTCTATTCCTTAATTTTTCATGTTCAATGAAATACTGTTTGTAATCGTTCATATTTTTGGTTTTTGTTTTTTTTAAAAAGTAGTAAGGATTTTAACCCTTACTACATAGAAACACTAATACACTAAAACACTCAACTAGAAAGCTCCTTGTTATTGATTCTTTTTGGCATGATAATATTTCAACTGCCTTTCTTTTATTTTCTCCTTATTTGCCTCATAATATACTTTCCTTTTGGCTAGTAATTTTGCCTTTTCTTCTTCGGTAAAGTTATGATATTCGTTTTTCCTGTATTTGTTGTACTTTTTTCTTTGGTAGTCGGATAATGTAGCATTATACTCCCTTTTTCTCGCTGCATCCATAATTAAAATGGTAGTTCTTCTTCAAGGTTTAATTGATTCCTTAAGTCCTGAACCACTGGATTATTTAAAGGATTTTTATAACCTATATTAGTTTCTATATTAGAAGTAGGAATACCTGCTGCCGTTGGCTTACCTCCAAACTCTAAGGAATTGACCATGCACCTAATAACCGCGTCGGCTGCTCCAGTGTTTTTGTTTATGTAAGCGTTAACGCCTCCCGATCCTTCCACGACTACAAAAGTACCCTTTAAAATGTGAGGTGCCAACTTTACGCCTCGTTCGCCCCAAATACTACACGTTACCCAGATTACTTTCTCCGATGGTGTTGGGCCATATACCTTCTCTGTGTGTGCTACACTAAATGAACATACAGTGTTATCGCCTACGTTCTTTACTTCGGCATCATTGCCTACTCTACCGCTTACTATTAGTTTAATCATTATTGTTTGTTTTGTTTTCGTAGTTTACTAAAGATGTTATGAAGCTAATCATGAATGGCAATATAAGGTATCTGAAATCAATGTTACATTCAAATGCGATGCCTATATACAATATCCAAAATACTATTTCAGCAACGTTGGTTCTATCTATCATGCTAATGTGTTTATATGTGTTTAACAATAACACAAAACTAAACAAAAAAAATTAACAAAATAGTTTTTATTAAAATAAAATGTATATTTGTGTAAAATTATTAACTATGACACAAAGAAAAAAGAATGTAATGATGAGCGATGAAACACATTGTTTACTTATGGAAATGAGAATGAAAATATATAGAGATAAAGGATGGTTATTAACTATGGAGAAAGTTATCCTTTATCTATTTGATAATCAAAGTAAAGGTTAATGTGTATGTTGCATCTATGATGTGTTTGAGCTGTGGTTGTGTGCCATGGCTTTTTTATTTGCATCGATGTTGCGAAGGGTGCGAATGTCTGAAAGACGGGGGGAGGGTCGAAATTTTACGCGATTGTCTATCCACTTTCGGCCCAAATCGTAAGCGAATCAATCCATTTTTTCCGAAGGGTGGTGTAAAAAAAAATAATGTATATTTGTCGTATGCCAAATTTGAACAATAGAAGGTATCGGAGGTTTGAAAATCCTGTAAAACCAAATACTTACAAAGATTCAGCCGATAAAAAATTTTATGGCTCTGCAATCTGGAAACGAATTAGGACTTTACAAAAAATACGGAAACCGATTTGCGAAGTTTGCGAAGCTAAAGGAATTATTACAGATTGTTCTGATGGAAACAATAATGGCATTGCGGATCACGCTATTAGATTATTACAAGGTGGACACCCGTATGATGAACAAAATCTATTTACACTTTGTAAAAAATGTCATAACACAAAAAGCAATATGGAAGGTAGAGGCTTTTCACCCGGTAGAATGGCAAGTATCGACGGATATTACCTCCCACAAAGCAAAGAGAATATTATTAAAGCTATTATAGCTAAAAAAGTAAATTAACATGAAAACACAAAAATTAAAAGAACTTCAGGGCACCTTAAAACCTAGTCGGGTTAAAAGAATTACTCCGCAACAAATAATTGCATTAAATCCATTTGATTTAACGGATGAAGAGCAAAATACTGTTGAATTGGTCAAAAGGCATTTAGAAAGTGCCGATGCTAGTTACAATGTTGATATAATTGCTATAAATATGCTAGCAAGGTTATTGACCGTTATCCAGCATGCAGCCAATAACATCTTAAAAAATGATGGCGTAGTTGTTTACCCTAATGGTACCCAACAAATATCTCCTGAATGGACGATGTTTAAACAGTCAGTTGAAATTTATAACGATATGTCTGATAGGTTTGGACTAGACCCTAAGGCTAGATTGAAGCTTGAATACTTTAACCGGGCTGATAAGAAGGAAGAAGATCCAATTATGAAGCTAATTAAAAACGCCTAATGTTTCAACTTGAAAATGAAAAGATAGGTGAATATGCAAGATTAGCCATTCAAAGGCATTATGATGACCTAAAAAAGTCAGAAAGTAGTAATTACCCTTATTATTACGACCAAAAGGCAGCTGATACCTATATTTCCTTTATGAAAGTGTGTAGGTTGACTAAAGGTGAGTATGCTGCCATGAATGTTAACGTTATGCCATGGCAGGAGTTCTTTTGGGCTATGATTTTTGGATGGAAGCGTAAAATTGATAAAAAACGTAGATTTAGGAAGGTTTACTTAGAAATATCAAGAAAGAATGCCAAAACCGAAACGGCAGCCCTTACTGCAGTTGCTTGTTTTATACTTGACCAAGAAAAAGGAGCTGAAATTTACACAGCCGCAACCACTCGCGACCAGGCTCGTATATGCTGGGATGCTGCCAGGGTAATATTAGAGTATTTAAAAAAAGATAGCAAGGCGGTAAATAAAATGGTGCAGGTTCGGGCGCATTCGATTTATAGCACTCAATCAAATTCAAAGATGGTGCCAGTATCTTCTGATGCCAAAACCTTAGATGGATTAAACCCACATGTGGCAATCATTGACGAGATGCACGCGCATCCGGATAGTTCTATTTTAGAAATCATGGAATCGGGAATTGGAAGCCGAAGTCAACCTTTAATCTTAATTACTACTACTGCAGGATTTAACAAAGAAAGTCCATGTTACCAATTAAGAAAAGTTTGTTTAGATATAATTAAAGGACATAAACACGATGACGCGGTTTTTCCACTTATATTTTCTTTAGATGAGGAAGATGATTGGCAGGATAGCAATAATTGGGTAAAATCAAATCCTTCCATGAATGTCACTATAGGAATGGGTTATTTACAAGACCAATACACAAAAGCCATAAACGAAGGAGCCGCCAAGCAAATTGGTTTCATGACTAAGAATTTGAACTACTGGACAAATACTCATGCAACGTGGATAAATGAAAATATGTGGAATGAGTGCCAAATGGACATTAAGGATGAATTTTTATTGAAACGTCCTGCATTCGGAGGTTTGGATTTGGCTCAAACTGTAGATATTAGTGCATTTTGTTTGTTCTTTCCAGAATTTGACGGCAAACCAGCCTTTTTATTGTGGAAATATTGGATACCTGAAGATAACGTAAAAGAAAGGAGTTTAAGAGATGGGGTTCCTTACATGGATTGGGCATTAAATGGAAGCATAAAGGTAACGAATGGTAATATAGTAGATAACGATGTCATAATCAATGATATTTACCTATTATACCAAAAATACAATATAAGAAGTTTGGCTTATGACCCATGGAGGGCTACTCACGTCGTAATTTCACTACAAGAAAGAGGGGTAAACGTTAAGCCATTCCCTCAAAGTTTTCCAGAAATGAATACGCCTATTTGCGAATTTGAAAAAATGATAACAGGTAAAAAGATATTTCATAATGGTGATCCAGTTGCAAAATGGATGCTATCAAATGTGGCGTTGATTATTAACTCTACAGGCTTAGTAAAATTTGACAAAAGGAAATCTAATGAAAAAATAGATGGCATGGTTGCGGCTGCCATGGCTATCGGTGAAGCCATTGACCCAAAAAATAAAATTAATTTGGATTTTAATCTAATTATTGGATAAATTTTTTATTTGCTTAATAAGTTTATTATATTCATCTTTGTAGTATGGAGTTTATAAATAAAATAGTAAAGTTTATAAAAAGAAGTAGAATTTCCAATTTAGGGCCTGCTAAAGATTGGAAATTATACCAAGAACTTTTCGGTACTAACCAAAGGCGCGTATCTCATGAAACTTCATTATCTATTCCTGCTTACTTTAGGGCATTATCTATTTTATCGGAGCAAATAGCAAGTTTACCATTTTCCATATATGAATTAAAATCAGATGGGAACGTGGTTGAGGCTATTAATCACCCAATGTATAGCTTAATCAAATACAGACCTTCAAAAAAATACGATACTTTTAGTTTTCGGGAAGCCATTGTAAGGCAAGCCGTAAACGGTTCAATGTCCACAAAGTCAGGTAATGTTCTTATTATTCCCAATAGAAATCAGGCAGGTAATGTTATTGATTTGGTTTTGGTTGACGAACCGTGGGAAATGTACAAGATTAACGACGAATTTTACTATAAATTAGAATCCAATAATGAAATTTATAGCCAGTCCGAAGTTCTTCATATAAAATCATTTAGCGATAATGGATATTGGGGTAAAAGTTTAATTGAGGCAGGAAAAACGACTTTTTCGAGGGCATTGCACGAAATTGATTACGGAAATGATGTTTACGCTAAGGGTACTAACCTTTCGGGTACTGTTGAAACCGATATGATTTTAAATGAGGATCAATTAAACGCAATAAAAAAAGGTTGGGCAGATAAATATTCAGGGCCCAACAATCAACAAGGCGTAGCATTCCTACAGGCTGGTTTTAAATTTAAACCAGTATCTTCAAAATTAGATGCAGCTGATATTGACGCAAGAAAGTTAACTATTGAGGATATTTCTAATTTAACTGGCGTTCCAGGCTTTCTTTTATTGGGACAAAACAATATTTCTGCAACAAACATTGAAATATTAAATAGAATCTTTGTTCAATACACTTTAAGGGCTTGGACTAAAAGAATAGAAAACGAGTTTAACACAAAGTTATTTCCACAAAAGGATTGGGGCAAATATTTTGTTAAGTTAGACTTAGATGAGTTGTATAGAGGTGATGTAATGGCGCGTGCAGAATTTTACACTAAACTTTATAATATTCGAGCGATTGCACCAAATGAAATCAGAAATCTTGAAGGATTTAATCCTTATGAAGGTGGTGACAAATTTGGCATGCCATTAGCATCTAATAGTAAAGAAGTCACTAATCAAAATAATTAGCGATGCCTTATAAAACTTACCCTCAATCCGCAAGCAATGCAGCGAAGAAAGCTTTGAAACATAAAGAAGATGATGGCAGTAAGTGTGGTACATCTGTTGGTTGGAATAGAGCAAGGCAGTTAGCAAATAGAGAAGCATTGAGTGACGATGAAGTAATAAGAACTTTTAGTTTTTTAAGTCGCGCAAAAGTTTATGACCAGGGCAAATATTTTGATGAGAATGAAAATGAAATTTGCGGCTCAATAATGTATGATGCCTGGGGCGGTTCAACGATGTTACCTTGGGCAGAAAAAACAGCTAATAAAATTATGGAAGACAGGTCAAATAATAATCAAATGGAAAGAAGATATTTTAATATCGAATTTAAAAGCGATATAGAAACTAGGGAAATAACTGGCATAGCTTCATCATTGAATAGAGCTTATGATATGGGTAGTTTTGATGAAGAAATAGACATGGATGCCTTTAATGATGCTGATTTTTCAGAGGCAGCCGCTTTATTTAATCATGATCAAAATATCGTGCTTGGTAGAGTTAAAAACAATACTTTAGTTATAAAAAGAGATGGAAACGCGTTGGTTTATAATATTTTTCCCCCGGAAACCCATGCAGCCGAAGATGTAATGAAGCTAATTAAAAGAGGTGACATTTATCAATCTTCTTTTGCTTTTTCATTAATGGAAAATGGTGACAGATGGGAAATGAAGGACGGGAGAATGAAAAGAACGATTACAAAGATTAATAAAGTTTACGATGTTAGCCCGGTAACTTACCCAGCTAATCCAAATACTACTGTAGCTTCAAGAAGCATGGAAAGACATATTCAGCAAAATGAAAAAGCGGAATGCAATTTCAATGAGTTTGTTGAATTTTTAAACAATTTAAAAAAATATTAACATGTTAAAATCCGATGAATTAAAGCAGTCGCGTTCCGCTAAAATAGAAGAAATGCGATCTTTAATTTCTGCCATTGAAACATTGGGGGCTAATGCTAACGATGAACAAAGGTCGAAATTAACAACTATTAGGAACGAGGTTACTAATATTGAAAGTGACATTGAAAATCACTTGATGTTAGAAGCCGAAGCCAAAAGAATGGCGGCTCCTGCTACTAGGGGTAACGAAAATAAAGTTAGCGATGAGCAAAGAGTGAAGAAAAATTACTCATTCCTTCGTGCCGCTAACTTAGTAGCCAACAACAAAAACTTAGACGGCTTAGAATTGGAAATGCACCAGGAAGCCGAAAGAGAATTTAAACAGGCTGGTATTTCTGCTTCGGGAAATCTTTACATTCCTAAAATGATTGTAAAGAACGAAAAAAGAGATATGACTGTTAGCTCCGCGGCTGGTGGTGGTAATACTGTACCGACTATTTTAGGTGATTTGATTCCATTTCTTGACCCTAGATTAGCGGTTATTCAGGCAGGTGCAACTTTGTTGACTGGCTTAACAGGTAACTTAGATTTTCCGCGTAATGATGCTGCGGCTACTGCGGTTTGGGAGACTGAAAATTCTGCCAACGATGAAACAAGTCCAACTTTTGACAAAATTAGTATGTCTCCAAATCGTTTGGGTGCATTTACTGATATTTCAAAACAGTTGCTTGTTCAATCGTCTATTGACGTTGAAAATTTCGTAAGAAATCGTTTGAGCGAAGCAATTAATAGAGCATTAGATTATGCTTTGATTAATGGCGATAATTCAACCCAGCCATTTTATGGTATTTTAAATACTCCTGGCATTGGTTCAGTTGCTATTGGTACCGATGGCGGTCCGTTAACTTACAAGCACATTATTGACCTTGAAACTGAATTAGCTACTGATAATGCTGATTTTGGTACTTTAGCATATCTTACTACTCCCGGAGTGAGAGGATTTTTAAAGAATACTGAAAAAGCTTCAGGTACTGCCCAGTTTGTTTGGTCAGATGGTGCGCCTCCTGTTGGCCAGCAAGGCATTAGAACTGATTTGTTAAATGGGTATCGTGCTTATGTTTCAACACAAGTTCCAAACAACCTTACTAAAGGTAATGGCACTGATTTGCATTCAGTAATTTTCGGAAACTTTGCCGAAATGCTTATTGGTCAGTGGGCTGGCTTAGATGTTGTGGTTGATCCTTATTCATCTAGCAAAAACGCGTTAGTTACTATTGTAGTTAACTCATGGTGGGATGCTGCGGTACGTCACGCTGCTTCATTTGCGGCTATTAAAGATGCAGATATTACTGGCATATAAAAATTAAAAAAATGAAGAATATTTTAATTGGTTTGTTTGTTTTTGCCGCGATTGGATTGACGGCTTTTGTAAACGACCGAAGCAAAACACTTGATGCAAATTATGATGACGCTTCAAGTACATTTTATAGCTATTCAGTAAGTGACACGATTACTAACACTGAAATAGACACTATTACTATTCCAGTGAGCTTGTTAAGCCCATGGAAAGGTTATTGGTCTATTGTAGCTACTAACTTGTCAGGCACTACTTATATTTTGCCTACTGTTTTACAGGCTGCTAGTTCAACTGATTATACTAACGTAGCTACATTGGACACATTAAACGTAAATGGTTTAGTGCAATCTAATGAAGATACATATATCGGTGGTACTAAATATAGATTAGTGTTAACTGGTGTTGGTACTCAATCAACCAGATATACTGCTTATTTTGTTGCTAAAAACGAATAAATGAAAGTGAGATTTATAAAATCTCCTTCAGGTTCGCCTCATTCCCTTGGATATTTTCAGGGGGATGAGGCAGAACTAAACGAGATTACTGCAAAAGAATTGATTAGGCTAGAAATAGCCATTGAAGTAAATGATAAGCCAAAAGAAATAGAGGCTAAAACAATCATTGAAAATACAAGTAGCACCAAACCAAAAAAAGCTATTAAGAGATGAAACCTTGGAGAGTAACCGTTGACCAGACAAATGAATTATGGACTTTAAGCGAAGTCAAAAATTATTTAAAAGTTGAGGATTCAGCGGACGACTCTTTAATCACTACAATTATTAAAGGTGCTAGAGAAGCTGTAGAAGCTAGGCAAAATATTAGCACTTTAAATAAAACGATTGTACAAAGATTAGAAAGATTTCCATCTTCTTATAAGGTTGCTACTGATTACGAAAATGTAATTAAATTATTAGTTTACCCGGTAATTAGTGTTACTTCAATTACATACTTAGACGAAAATGGGAATATCCAAACATTACCACAAAATTTATACGAAGTTGACACATATAGAGGGATAATAGGTGAAGCAGTTGACCAGGACTTTCCAGATACTTATCTTTCATTGAATGATGTTACGATTACTTATGTGGCGGGATTTGGAACAAGTGCAACAAGTTGCCCGACTGATATTAGAATAGCTATTTTAAAAATGATAGCTAATATTTACGAGAATAGGACTGATAGTGTTTATAAAATGCCTACGGCTTCGGATGTTATGTTAAACAGACACAAATATGACTGGGTATAATAAGAATGAAGTTATTGGTAAAATGAGGGATCGGATTATCCTTCAAAATGTTACACGAACAAAAACGTTAACAGGTTTTACAACCGAAGCATGGACAAACACAGCTACTATTTGGGCTTATGTGGATAGTAAACTATCTCGCTCAAATGAAACAGTAATTGAGGGTAAAAATACCGTTAAGAATGTTATTGAATTTACTATTAGGTATAATTCAAGTATTACCGAGGAATCAAGAGTTATTTTTAATAACAAAGTATATCAAGTAAAAAATTTAGCCGTAAGTCACGATAAGCGATTTATTGACTTTACTGGTTTTTATTTTGATAGCTACGCAACCGTTTAATTATGTTTATCAAACAAGCAAGATTAGACAATCTTAGGAGACTTCAAGCCCAAACCCAAAAAAAGGTTACAAAAAAGGGTAGTTTACTTGCTATTTACAATCTTGCAGAGGCTGTAGTTGAACTCGATGACTTAATGAAGAAAATTACTATTGATAAAAGAAAAGAAATAGCAAAAGCAGCCGAACCAATAGCTTTAGCGGCTTATAAAAATCAAGTACCTATTTCAAAAAAGCCACATAAATATTATGTTAAGGGCGAAGGCTTAGTTTACAATATTATGCCCGGTAACTTACAACGTTCTATTAAAATTATATCAGACGTAAAAAATTTAAAAAAAGCTACTTCCTCAATAGGGCCTTTATATCAACCACAAGGTAAAGGATCTACATTAGGAAGCGAAGGTAAGACCGATGGTTTTTATGCGCACATGATTTACGGAAGTACAAAAGCATGGGTAAGGAAGGTAAAAAACAAAGCTGAAAGGGCTAGTCAAATGGCTGTTATTCAAAAGATGTCGCAAGAAGCAATAAGGGTAGCAAAAGAATACCCGCGTAAATTCTGGGAGATATGATAGGTAAACTAATATATGCAAGATTGTCAACTGCTTCAAATATTACTGCCATTATTAGCACTAATATCTATCCTGATATTACGCCTCAAAATGTTGATTATCCATTTATTGTTTATTCCATCATTGATAGCAATCCAGTTGACTTTAAAGACGGACAAAGTAATTTAGAAGAAATTGATTTGCAAATTGACGTTTATACCCAAAACTACGACACTACCCAAAACCTATCTAATTTAATTAGGAATAGATTGGACAGATTTGTTGGTACGCTTGAGGGTGTTGAGGTGCAAACTATAAAATATGTTAGGCAAAGTTCACAGGTATTTAATGCAGAACTTTCTGTCTATTGGGTGAGTATTGATTTTATGATAAAAATGAAAAGATGAAACTAAGGCTTTTAAAAGAATGGAATGGAAAACAACCGGGTAACACTGGTGTATTTCTTTCGGAATATGGAGAACAAATGATTAAGGATGGCATAGCAGAACTACTTGATAATGATTTTGTAGTGGAAGATATGCCTAAAAAAGAGGAAGTAAAACAAGATCCTGTTTACATTCCAGTATTTGTTAATCCAGAACATTTCCAAAACGAAGAAGAAGAAAATATTACTAAACCAAAAAATAAATAAAAATGGCAACTACTGGAATAATTAACGGTACGTTAATGAGGCTTTACAAAGATAGTACTGCTATCGGTTACGCGACATCCTGCCAAATGAACATTTCATCTGCTATGCGTGAAATTCTTACAAAGGATTCTGCGGCTGGAGGATGGAGAGAAGTAAAGAAAGGACAACTTTCTGGAACACTATCTACGGAGGCGTTATACGCGGGCCCGGGCGATGCTTCAACCAACTATTTGTTTGATGACTTATTTGCCGACCTTATAGCAGGTACTGCATTGACCATTAAATTTACTACCGACGTTGTGGGCGATAATATTTTTACAATGAGTGCCATTTGTACATCATTAGATTTAAACGCAGGTGTAGAAGAGAATACAAGCTATTCAGCATCCTTTGAGGTTACTGGTGCAATCGTGAAGACAACTAAAGCATAATTTTAAATCCTAACACATGAAAACAATAACAATAGCCAACACATCCATACCGATTAAATTTGGTATGTATGTGTTAGGTACATTTCTAAGGGAGAGGAAACTTAAATTAAGTGACCTT